ACATCAAACGGCAATGTTAGTGGTAATTATTTTATTGTTAATGGTAGTCAATTAACAGGTGTTGCAGCATCTAGTGTAAATGCTGATGCACTAATTGGCAACACTCTAAGTTCAAATGTATTAAACTCGAGCCTAACATCAGTCGGCAATTTGGTTAGTCTAAGTGTGGTTGGAAACACAACCGCAGGTAATTTACTAACAGGTGGCTTGATAAGTGCAACTGGTAACATTACAAGTGCTACCAATATTTCGGGTGGCAACGTTGTCACAGGAGGCCTAATATCAGCAACTGGCAATGCCACCGTTGGTAATTTAAGCACAGCAGGGTTGATTACTGCAACTGGTAATATTTCTGGCAACAATATTTTTGCCACAGGACTTGCAAGTGTCACAGGCAATGTAGCTGCCGGCAACGTCAACACCAGTGCTATTAGACCTGTCAGCGGGCCATTGACAATTACCACTGCGTCAGGCAATTTGAATCTGCAACCAGCAGGCAATATTGTGTTGGCCAACACCTATATCAACAGTGTGGCATATCCAGCACAAGATACTGATGCTGCAACAAAATTGTATGTTGACAACATGGTGTCAACTGCTATAGCGTATCACACACCTGTATATGCAGCTACCACTACCACACTGGCTTCTAGCACAGGCGGAACAATTACATATGCTCAACCCAACGGCGCGGCCAATGGGGTTGGTGCAACGCTGACCACCACAGGCTCATTTAATCTAGTTGATACCAGCAATGTTCAGACACTGGGCACACGTATTTTGGTCAAGGATCAGGCCGATGCGGTACAAAACGGCATTTACACCTGGGCCAATGCCACAGCAATTGTTCGAGCCACTGATGCAGACGAATATGGACCAGATAGTTCACAACAAATAAGTGTAAACGATTATTTCTTTACCAGCACTGGCAATGTTAATGTTGGATCAGCCTTTATAGTTAATTCACCAACGGGCACTATTACTTTTGGCACAAGCAACATTACTTTTGCTCTGTTTAGTCAAACAACAGCGTATACTGCCAACGTTGACGCTGGACTAAGTCTAACTGGCACTGTATTCTCAGCCAAGGTTGATCTGAATACCACAGCATTTGATGCTGGTGGAAATATTATTGTCAAAGCAGGAGCCAATCTTACCACACCCAATATTGGTGCTGCCACCGGCACAAGCCTGAGTTTGATTGGCAATGTCAACAGTGGAAATGTCAACACCAGCGGCTTGATTTCAGCAACTGGCAACATTACAAGTGCTGCCAATATTTCAGGTGGTAATGTTCTAACAGGCGGTTCAATAAGTGCAACTGGCAACATTACTGGCAATTACTTTGCTGGCAACGGTGCAGGACTTTCTAATGTCATTGCTTCCGGCGGCGTAGGCAATACTATTACACTGGGCACACCCACAGACGGTAGCCTAACAGCCAATGTTGCTTACCCTGGATGGACCACAGGTACTTTTGTTACTGATGGTCTGGATGATCTAAACCAGGTGTCATTGAACATTGCCAACAGTACCTACGTGGGCAATGCCTATATCACTGCCAACGTTTATTCTGGACCCAGTCCGTTGACAGTGGCATTCACCAGTTATTACATTGGTAATCCCAACAGTTTCTTGTGGCAGTTTGGAGATGGCACAGCCAATGCCACCACAGCCAATGCGGTTCATACCTTTAGCAATACACTAGGCGGAACTTTTACTGTGAACTTCACTGCCTTCAATACCAATGGAACCTACAACGGCAACGCGGCCAATGGTGCCAAAGGATCCACTAGCAGTGCCAACATTTCGAACATTGTGTTGTACACTCCAAGTCCAATACCGTCATTTACTCTAAGCAGCAACAGTTTCAACACAGGCAACACCATAACCATAACCAACACCAGCCAGTATGTGGTCTGGTATGACCTGAGTTTTGGCGATGGTACTGCTAATTTTGCTGCTGGTCCAGGTCTGGGCAATACCTCATTTACCAATGTAACTCATCAGTACAATTCCGTGTCGTCCAACGCAGACAGTTTGTACAGTGCAGTTCTAAGTGGCACCAGCAACACCGCCGGACCGGGCAACGTTACTGTGGTATCATTGGCCAGCAACGTCAAAGTTTATGCTCCTCAAACCGGCAATGTGTTTGTCACTGCCAATCGGGCCAACGTGATCAACGGCCTAGGTGGTATAAGTTTCCGCAACGACTCAAATGGCACGCCAGGAAACACAGCCAGTTTTGGTGCACAACAATTGTACAACTTCAACTACGGTGACGGCAATATCAGCAACGTCAATGTAGGAACAGGAATTGCGGGTAATCCAGCAGCAGCCAATGTCACAAACACCTTTGTGTTGAGTGCTGCCAACCAAGCCGGCAACGTTTATCAACAGTTCACAGCTAATTTGTATCTGTATACTGGTTACAGCAGCAGCCCAGCCCAAAGTGGCAATATCACAATCACAATAGAACCTCAGGTGCGTGGCAACTATATTGGAACCACCGCCAACGTTGTGACAGATGCCACTGCCAACACAGGCAATGCCAGAGTGGGATATCTCTATACTGATTATAATACTTCCAACAGATCAACGTTTACATTCCAGAACACCAGTCAGAACAGTAATCTGGCCAACTGGTCCTGGGGTGACAGCACATTCAGCAACGGTGTATCAAATGTGGGCAACACTCTGCACACCTACAACAGCACTGGTGCGTTCACAGTGGCACTCACGGCCAATGGCACACCCAACGGTATAACCAGCACTGCTCAAAGCAACACAATCTCCAATGTTGGTTATATTTTTATTGCTGTGAATCCCACAGCACCAACTAATCTTAGTGGATACTCCAACTTGGCCATAGCCAACACCAGCCAAGGAACCAGTCCGTTGTTGGCGGCTGGAGCAACAGATGCCTCAGGCGGCAACATTGTGGCCAATGGTGCCAGTGTCACACGTTTTGCAACAACCACCCCAATTGCCACTGCTGCCAATATTATCAATGCCAACACAGGCATAAGTTCAACTCAGTTGACAGCCAACCTGTTTGCCTATGTCAACAATGCTGATGCCGGCAATGTGACATTTAGCAATGTGAGCAACACAGTCGGAACCTCGGGCGCATTGGTAATCACTCAAGATCGAGACTTGCATGTGGCCAATGCTGCTGTGCCAAGTTACTTCTACAAGGTGTTCAATGCCAATATTTCGTGTGCCCTCAGCAGCTTGAGCACTGGTTACAACAACTACAAATTGGTAGATTCTGTAACAGGCAACACCAACTATGTGGGATTTGTCAAAGACAATTTGAATTCAGCACCTAGCCTGGTCACTGCCAGTACCACTTTGGTTGAAGCCACAGCAGGCACCTATCGATATATTTCAGGTATTCCTTACTACAACACAGGATCACCCACAATTACCATTGCCACACTGGCAGTGGCAAACTTGTCTGGACAAACATTTAGAAGTGCAGATCCGTTTGTGTTGGCCAGTGGAACAGTGATTGAAGGATCTGGGGCCATATTATCTGCAACACAGACCAAGGCACTTGGCACAATCAACAATGCTGGCAACAGCTTCCTGACAGGAGCCAATCTAAATGCCAATGTGGGCGTTGGTTCATCTTACACACTTGGCAACTTGACTGCCAACCTAACAGGAGCCAACAACAGCGTGGCCACTTTGCAGGCCAACATATTCAACGTGATAGGAACCAGTGCCACTGTGCAATTGCCAGCAAATATACAGATGTATGCAGGCGCAAACTCTGGCGTAAACGAACAGGCAATCACTTGTACACCCACTGCCAACACACAAGCAGCCATAAGAATTGTGATGAGCACCGCAGGCAACACTCCTGTATTTTCTAATTCAACCAATTTTTACACTGCCAACGCCTGGTCCGGAGCACAAACCATTGCTGGAACACCAGAAGCTGTGGTTCGATACGGTGTGCTCAAACAGTATGCAGTTGATCTCAGCACAGGATATTTGCCAGTAGGACCAAACTTGTCAGTCACTGGCGGCCGCACCAGCACACAGTACTTTACTTTTGCATTTGCAAGACCAAGCCTGGCAAACTTTGATATTAGATTAACCACAACCACAGGTGTTGCAGGTGTATGGCTGGCTGCACCAGGAACCACAATAGACACAGGCGGATTCACCTCACCCACACCGGGATTCCCAGGACCTACTAGTACCATCAACGGATGGTTGGAAGCATCTACACAATATGCCGGATCAGGCGTTCCCGGTGCAGCCACTGGCACCGGCGGCAATGGTTCAAATGGATGTGCCTTGACCGGGGCAGATGTAATTCCATTAAATACAGTAATCTCTAACGTAGCTTACACAATGACCCTAGGATCTCAAAATGCCGCCAACAGCACTGGTACCAATATTCTAATTAGAATTGCATTAGCGGCCGGGCAGTCCATCACAGACCTGCAGATAGGAGTAGCATCTTAATGGCTGCTTCTTTTAACGAATCACAAAAAATTGACTATCTTTGGAAAAAGGTTGGCTACGGCGTAACCAAAACAGCCGAGCCTGCATCCAAAGAAGCCTTCAACGAAAGCATTGCTAGTCCGCTGCTGTATCGCGGCGATCTTATCTGGACACAGAGTGGAGACATACCCGCTTCACCGCCTGCCAATACCACACCACTAGTACAGGTGTATAAGGATGGCGGCGGAGCCGGATACAGTCCTACAGTACAATGTACAGAAGATCTCACAGCACCAGACAATCAAACCTGGAAAACAAACTCAATCAACTGGATTCCCACACAGTTTGGTGACAATTATCTAGTACAGGTATATGCTGCTGCACCTGGCATTACCAATGCTCAAACAGTAGGTACCAAGTTGTTTGGTGCAGGATCGGGTGCAGACGACACCTGGTTCTTTGACTATCAATCAGGTGTGTTGAACTTCAATGGTGCAACAATACCAGCAGCTATTGGTACCGGAACAGCCAACACAATTTATGTTGTGGGTTATAGATATGTGGGTGAATTTGGTGTAGACACTACATTCATCAGCAACGGTACCAGCAATGTAACTATTGCTAGCGCCAATGCCAACATCACCATGAGTGTGAATGGCACAGGCAATGTGGTTGTTATCGCCAACACAGGTGCATATGTTTCTGGAGCAGTAAGCGTATCGGGCAATATCACCGGCGGCAACATACTGTCAGACAACTATTATTACGCCAATGGTACACCAGTACCGCCAGGTGTGATATACACTGCCAACACATCACCTCCGGTATCACCTGCACCCAAGGTAACTGATCAGTGGTATGATACTGCCAACGATGTGCTGTATGAATATCTTGATGATGGCACAAGCACCTACTGGATTGACACAACTAGTCCTGCCTTTGCTGGCGGAGTAGTTGCCAACGTGGCAATTTCTGGTACCTTGGTGCCAGTTGCAAATGTCACCTATGACATTGGTACTAGCACAGTGTATTTCCACAACACCTACACACAGAATCTTTATACCAACAACAGATTGCCTGCGTATAACATGCCACTGGGTGCAGTGGTACAAACAGTAATGAGTTCAAGTCTTGGGGGCAGTATCACAAACAGCACCAGTTATGCTGACATCAGTTATGCCAATGTGACTATTACCCCATCAAGTGCAACCAGCAAGGTCTTTGTCATTGCCACCGGCACCGCTAGTTTTACATCACTGGCAGGACAAGACGTCACTGCCGACACTCAGTTGGTCAGAAGCCCCAGCACCAGTTTGCAAATACAAACATGCGGAACAACAGTTTCAGGCGGCGGCATTGGTGTTACCGGTTCTGTATCTTACAGTTATGTGGATAACCCAGGAACCACATCACCAGTGACCTATAAATTACAACAAAAAGTGTCCAACGCCAGCAGTACACTGACCAGCACAAACATTTGGTTGATAGCCATGGAGATCACCGCATCATGATAACCTTGTTTCATGCTATACAGAGTCTGGTGCCCGGAGCAGAAGTCAGTGTGGGCATGTATGACAAAGCAATAATCTGGCACAAGCCCGAAACAGCTCCAGTGACCACGGCACAAATACTCGAAGAGCAACGGCGACTGCAACAGGCCTATGACTGGAACATGTATCAACGGAATCGTGCCAGAGAATATCCCAGCGTACAAGAACAACTGGATGCACTGTATCACGCCGGAGTTTTTCCAGCACCAATGGCAGCCAGAATAAGAGCAGTAAAAGAAAAATATCCACGTCATCCAATGGGTGATTCATCAACAACAAATCCACAAACGGTTGAAAATCCAGTGGCAAAAATGACAGTTGATCAATGGCTGGCAGAAGAAACAAAAATAACTGATCAGGAATGGCTGGCCCAACAACAATCAGCCAGCCCAATGTCTAGAGAACAGTGGTTGGCCAGCCAGCAACAGATCAAGATCACTCATGCACCAACATTGTTGCGAGATTCTCGCCCTACCATGACAGCAGAAGAATGGTTGGCACAGCAAACAGCTCAGGCAAATGAGCCAATGATGACTAGAGAACAGTGGCTCGAACAACAAAAAACCGCTCTGCAACCGCGTCAAATGACCCGAGAACAGTGGTTGGCAGAGCAAGCAAACATAAAATAATACAGACTGTAATTTCTAAATCTGTTTTTTTTATAAATACAATATAACCAATACCAGGAGCTAAATTAATGGCATTTCCAACAACACCCACAAACGGTCAAGTAACCGTAGTTAATCAGGTATCATACCAGTATTCCAGTGCAACCAACAGCTGGACTAGAATTTTATCTACAGCAAACGTTATTACCGCCAACACAATTGCAGTAAATGGC